ACGCTGCCGGCTACTTCATCGCCAAGCGGTTCCCGATCAAGACTCAGTCCGCCGGCACCCGCCGCATCGGAGGTTTGGCGTAATGCCTGTTCAATCCACCAACCCGGACTACGACGCTCACATCGAAGAGTGGCGAATGATGGACGACGCTCTGGAAGGCGAGGGCGCTATCAAGCGCAGTCCGCGTAACCTGCCCAAGCCGAGCGGCATGACCGAGGCCGAGAAACTGGACGGCGCCGGCAACGCCTACCTGTACCAGAACTACACCGCCCGGGCCCAGTACGAGCACTGGGTGCGGGATTCGCTGCGCTCGATGATGGGGCTGGTCTCGCGGCTGATACCCGAGGTTAAACTGCCTACCGGTCTCAAAGGGCTGGAGGACAATGCCACGGCTGATGGCTTCGGCCTGACCCAGCTGTTCTTACGGATCGTGCGTCAGGCCATTTCTCACGGCCGGGTGCCGCTGGTGGTCAACATCGATGACGCGGGCCAGCCGTACTTCGCCACCTACGCGGTGCGCAACGCCATCAACTGGGACACTGCCGACCAAGGCGGCCGTCAGGATCTGGTGTTGTCCGTGTTCCGCGAGTTCAGGCGCAAGGAGCAGGATCGCTACAGCCACGAATGCGAGACGGTCTATCGCGAGTTCTACATGGACGGCGCGGTCTGCCGCACCGGCGTGCGAAACGAGGCCGGCGAGCTGATCGAGGACGACCGCCCGCTGGGCACCGTCGACGGCAACGCCAACCTTGTGCGCGGGCTGGGCTACATCCCGGTCATCTACTGCGGCTCGACGGACAACTCACCGGACGTGGACGAGATCCCGCTGCTGACTATGGCCCGGGCCGCGCTGAAGTCGTACCAGCTCAGCGCTGACTACTTCACAGCTCTGCACCAGACCAGCCACCCGCAGCCATGGGTGTCCGGCCTGGACGAAAGCGTGGAGCTCAGCGTCACCGGCCCTTCGGCGGCGTGGGACCTGGGCCCAAAAGGATCGTGCGGCTATCTGGAGTTCAAGGGCGCCGGCATTGAGGCCGTCCGCACCGCGATGGAAGACCAGAAGAACGCCGCCCTTGAGGCTGGCGCCAAGGTCATGGACGTCTCGGGCACTGAGTCAGGAGAGGCCCGCAAGACTCGCCAGAACGACCAGCACGCCACGTTGCACAGTATCGTCATCACTGCGGCGGAGGCCATCGAGCAAGCCCTGCGGTATGCAGCTGAGTGGACTGGGTACAACCCGGATGACGTGGTCTTTACCGTCAAACCTGAGTTCGTAATCCCAGAGGTCGACGCCCAAGTGCTGGCTGAGCTGCAGAAGAGCGTCATGGCCGGCACCATCAGCGCCGAAACCTACTGGCAGTACCTCACCACCGGCAAGCTGCCTGAGCACCCCTATGACGAAGAGGCCGAACTAATCGGCGACGACCACGGCGCGGACGGCGTCAACCTGGACAAAGACGATGGCGACGAAACCGGATCAAACGGCGGACGAGAAGCTGCTGGAGCAGGTAAGCCGCCACTCGGTGCTGCTTGAGCGGCTCAAGGCTGGCGAGGTCAAGAAGTTCGAGACCTACCTGCGCCGAGCTGACAGCCATGTCCGTGACCAGCTCACCCGCAAGGAACTGACCACCTACGGCCGGAGCAGGCTGGAAGAGTTCCTAGGGCGGGTGGGCGGCAAGCTGCTGGAGATCTACAAGGCCTTCAGCGACCGGATGCAATCCGACCTGGTGGACATCGCGCAGTACGAGGCAGCTTTCGAAGGCCGCAGCCTGGCCAAGGCGCTGCTCATCGATGCGGTCATGCCGGCAGACTCGCTGCTCAAGGCGGCGATCAACACGCAACCCCTGCAGGTTGCTGGCGTAGATGGCGGTAAGCTGCTCAAGCCCTTCCTGAGCGGGTGGACGCGCACTGAGTCGGAAAGGGTAACCAACGCCATACGAATGGGCGTCGTGCAGGGCCAGACCAACGCCGAGATCACCCAAGCCATACGCGGCACCGCCGCGCAGAACTTCACGGACGGCGTGCTGGCGGTCACGAACCGAAGCGCTCGGGCAGTTGTCCAGACCGCAGTCCAGCATGTGGCCACCTCGGCGCGCATGGAGACGCTCAAGGCGAATGCCGAGGTGGTGCCTGGCTATCGGATCGTCGCCACCCTTGACCGGAAGACCAGCGTGCAGTGTCGGAGCCTTGATGGTCGCGAGTTCGAGATGGGCAAGGGGCCGGTGCCTCCATTCCACATCCACTGCCGAACCACCATCACGCCGATCACCAGGTTGTCGGCGCTGTTCGGGCAAGGCGCCACGAGGGCAGCAGTGGGCGCGGATGGCGGCGGTCAGGTCTCTGCAAGCCTCAGCTACTACCAGTGGCTCACAACGCAGCCAGCGGCCTTCCAAGACGCCGCGCTGGGGCCGGTGCGCGGCAAGCTGTTTCGCGAGGGCGGCCTGACTGCCGAGCGTTTCGCCGCGCTGCTGCTAGACAAGAACTTCAAGCCGCTGACGCTGGATCAGCTCAAGGCCTTAGAGCCTGAAGTGTTCACCAAGGCAGGAATACTGACCTAGTGGTGCATGCTGGCTCGCTGAGAGCAATTCGACGATCATTTGCTGTTCGCGCAAAGTCTGCGTAATCACCAAGGATTGACGATGCTGAAGCTGCTCTGGGTGCTGGTCACTGCAATATTGGTTGGGTTCGCTTTCCTGCTGGGCTTTTCTTTCGGGCTTGGGAGCAGCCATGCATCTTTCGTGAATGAGGTCGTTCCTGTCTTATCGATGCTGGGCGGGTGGGTTTCCGGTATCGGAGCGCTCGCAGCTGTTATCACCACTCTGGTGTTGGCCCGCAAGCAGCGGAAAGAGGACGTCGAACACCTGCAAGTTGCCCTCAAGATGAGCCTGATGACAAACGGCGGCCCTTGGTTCATGAATCTCCAAGTCGCCTCAGATGGCAGGCGACCATCCACCGTGACGGGGATCGCGTTCACATCCCCGCACGCAAAGCATGCGTGCCATATCACCGGCTTCATGAACGGAGGTAGTCAGCTCCCGGTCCAGCTCGGCTACGGCGAACAAGCAAACTTCATGCTGGATTACGGGACTGAGGAACGTCTGTGCGACTTCGTATCCCGGTATTGTGGAGGGAAAGCGAGTGGGCTTAAGGTTGTCGTATCTACAAACCTCAACTCTTTCTCTCATCCCGTGGATAAGAACTTCCTGACATTAAACAGCTGAACAAACTCACTCTTATGAACCCGCTTTGAGCGGGTTTTTTTATGCCCGCCAGGCGGGCCAATCAATCCCCAGGGGATAGCCACATGCCTTTTGACTTCGACCCGGCCGCCCACGGCCTCACCCTCGACGAAACCCAAACTGCCGCGCTGAAGGCTGCGCTAGGCGGCGAGGTGCAAAAATTCTTGGATGGCGAGGTCTCGGGCCTCAAGTCCAAAAACACCGAGCTGATCGGCTCCAACAAGGCCATCAAGACCGAACTGGACAAGCTGAAAGGGCAGTTCGACGGTCTGGACATCGAAGCGGTCAAGGGCCTGCTGGCCAAGGCCGGCCAGGACGAAGAGACCAAATTGATCGCCGAGGGCAAGCTGGACGAGGTCATCAACCGCCGCACCGAGCGCCTGCGCACCGATCTGGACAAGCAGGTCAAGGCCGCCAACGAGCGTGCTGATAAGGCCGAAGCCTTCGCCGCCAAGTACAGCGACAAGGTGCTGGCCGATTCCATCCGCGCTGCTGCCATCAAGGCCGGCGCGCTGCCCGAGGCTGCCGAGGACATCATCCTGCGCGCCCGCGGCACCTTCAAACTGAGCGAAGACGGCGAGCCCGTTGCCACTGACCGTGCCGGCGAAGTCGTGTACGGGAAGGACGGCAAGACCCCGCTGTCTCCCCTCGAATGGGCGGAATCGCTGCGCGAAACCGCTACCCACCTGTGGCCAAGGGCTCAGGGTGCCGGGCAGACCGGCGACAACGGTGGCAAGGCCACGAAGAAATGGGGCGAGTACACCGAGACCGAGCGTGCTGCGATGGCTCGCGACAACCCCGACGCTTTCAAAAAACTCCAAGCCACCCGAGGAACCTAACCCATGGCATCTACCCAACTGTCGGACATCTTCGTTGCCGACTACTACGGCACTCTGGAGCCGGTGAACTCCCCAGAGAAGACCGCCGTTTATGAGTCGGGCATCATCACCCGTTCCGCGACTCTGGACGGCATCGCCAAGAACGGCCAAGGCACTTCCGAGATCAGCTACTGGCAGGATCTCGACGCCGATGAGGCGCCGAACATCTCCAACGATGACCCTGATGACCTGGGCGCCGTCGGCAAGGCCGAGCAGGGCAGCATGCGCGCCCGCACCCTGTACCTCAACAAGGGCTATGGCGTATCCGACCTGACTGCTGAGCTGGCCAACTCCGAGCCGATGCAGCACATCCGCAACCGCTTCGGCACCTACTGGACCCGCCAATGGCAGCGCTACCTGATGGGGGCGGCCCGCGGCGTGATTGCGTCCAACATCGCCAACAACGGCGGGGACATGGTGAAAGATGCGGGCGCATCCATCAGCGCAAACGCCTTCCAAGACGCTGCCTTCACCGCTGGTGATGCCGCCGACATGTTCGCCGCGATCGGTGTGCACTCAGTCGTGATGAACCAGATGGTGAAGCAGGACATGATCGAGTACCTGCGCGACTCGCAGGGCAAGGTCATCCTGGCCACCTACCTGGGCAAGCCGGTGTTCATGGATGACGGCCTGATCTACGCCCCGGGCCAGTACCTGTCGCTGTTCTTCGGCCAAGGCGCCTTCGGCTATGGCGAGGGCGACCCGCACATGCCTGTCGAGATGCAGCGCAAGCCGGATGGCGGTAACGGCGGCGGCGCTGAGGTGCTGTGGGAGCGCAAGACCTACATCCTCCAGCCGGCCGGCTTCAGCTGGCAGGGCAGCGAGAACCGCAACCTGAGCCCGAGTGCCACCCAGTACGCCGCCGCGGCTAACTGGAAGCGCGTGTTCGACCGCAAACAGGTTCCGTTCGCCGCGGTCATCAGCGGCACCGCCACCCCTTGACCCCATGATGCAGGGCGCCTGCCTGGCGCCCCGCGCAGGAGATCAGCATGAAAGTCATCTACAGCAACACCCCGGGCAGCGAGCGGGGCACCTGCTATCGCCGCCTGGACCAGTTCTTCGGCGTGATCGACGGCGCCTGCTCGGTGTCCGTGCAGGGCGACGCCCCGCATATCGGCGAGGCTTACCAGCGCCAGGGCATCAGCGTGAGCGAGATCGAGGAAGGCCTGCGTCTGGACGGCCCGACCGTCGCCCAGTGGGTGGCAGAGGGTTACAAGGCGTCGGCCTACCCACCTAACGGCTATGCCCCGGTAAGCAGCCAGGCCGAGATCGACAAGGCGATCGAAGAGGAGGGCGGCGACCAGACCGACCCTCACAAGATGAAGGTGCCAGAGCTCAAGGAGTGGCTGACGGCCCAGGGTATCACCTTCGATCCAGCCCTCAACAAGCCCGAACTGCAGGCCCTGATCCCGTCGAAGGAATAAGCCATGACCGACTTCATCACCGTCGCTGATGTTGACCAGAGGCTCGGGCAGGGCTGGGCCGGCACCGGTGATGCGGTCCTTGCCGTGGCCATGGCCAATGCTTGGCTCACGGCCAAGATCAAGCGACCGGTACCAGGCCCGGTGCCGGCCGCCATTGTGAATGCCGGCGCGCAGGTGGCCAAGCTGGCTGCGGCCGGCCAGCTCTACAAGGACACCCAGCGCGAGGTGCAGAGCAAGACCGTGTCGGCCCAGGCTGGCACCTCGACCAGCAAGACCTACGTCGCGGGGTCTGTCGATCGCTCGACCGGCGAGAACTTCGCCCTCGACCTCATCGCACCCTGGACCTGCCGCGCCGGCACCGTAATGCTCAAGAGGATCTGACCCATGGGTATGCGTGAAGAGCTCCAGGCCGAGCTGGCGGAAGCGTTCGATGATCCTGATGGCCTGGCAGACGCAGTGAAACCTGTGACTGGATCCCGCACGGTGAAGGGCGGTTACGACCCCGGGATCGGCGGCACGGTGCCAGCCTCGACCGTCCACTACGCCGGCCGCGGCGTGTTCGGCAGCTACCTGGCCAAGGAGATCGACGGTACCCGTATCCAGACCGAGGACGTGAAGCTGCTGGTGCTTCAGAACGAACTGTTCGAGGGGCAGGCCGGCGCTGTCAGCGATGTCACCGCAGCGCCAAAGATCGGCGACCAGGTGAGCGGGTACCGCGCGCTCAATGTGTCCGAGGATCCAGCCCAGGCGACTTGGACCATCCAGCTGAGGAAGTGATATGGCACGCGGCTCACACATGGCCCAGCTGTACGGTGGTCAGCAAGGTGGATTCGCCGAGGCTATCCGGGCATTCGCCGAGCAGGCGGAGCAAGCCCTGGACGCCACCTTCCGCGAGATTGTGATCGAGATCGGCAGCAGCGTGATCCGCATGTCGCCGGTCGGCAACCCGGAGCTGTGGGCGGCCAACGTGGCCCACCGGGCTAAGGCCAACAAGGCTGCCGATGACTACGACTTCAAGGTCGCGGTGCGCAATACCCTGATCAACCTGAACCAGGACAACTTCACCAAGGCCGGCAATCTGCGCAAAGGCGTGAAGTACGCCAAACCCCTGACCAAGAGCGAGCGCGAGCAGAACTTCGCCACCAATGGATTGGTAGCGGGCCAGGGCTACGTTGGCGGACGGTTCCGCGGCAACTGGCAGTTCTCCATCGATTCGCCGGCGACTGAAGAACTCGACCGCATAGACCCGTCGGGCAGCGAGGCCATTGCCGCGCTCATCACCCAAGTGCAGGCGCTGACCATCGGCCAGACGGCTTACATCGTGAACAACCTGCCTTACGCCATTCCGCTCGAGTACGGACATTCAACGCAGGCGCCGGCCGGCATGGTCAGGGTGACCTTGGCCAGCTTCCAGCGCATCGTCGACGAAGCCATCAGGAACAACAGCGTATGAGCCAAGCACGAGCCAGGCAGGCCATCGAAATCAAGCTGATGGCCTGGGCCACGGCGCGCCCGATCAGGGTCGCGAACTTTGAGCAGGGGTTCGTGGCCGGCGCCGACGAAACCTACCTGCAGGCGTTCCTACTGCCAGCGGGCACTACCTGCCGCTATCTGGGCAGCGATGCCTACGAGTACACCGGCGTCTATCAGGTGAGCATCGTTTGCCCGGCGGGCCAGCCGTTGGCTACAGCCGAGGCCTTGGTCGAAGAGCTTTCGAGCCTCTTCCGGGTGGATTTGGAACTTAGCAGGAACGGCTTCGAGGGCTTGGTCACCGAACCAGTTGACCAGGGCCCAACCATCACCGAGTCGGCGACCTACACGGTCCCGGCCAGCTTCACCTACCGCGGTGTCGCGGACCAACCGCCCACTGGGGCATAACCAACCGCCGCCCGGCGGGCTATCAAGAGGATACATCCATGGCCGCACGCTTCCCGCTGCCGAACGGCTCCGTGCTGGAAATTGCCAGCGTACTCGGCGCCTCAGTCGCCTTCACCGCCCTGACCAACGCGGCGCCACCGGTGGCCACCGCCGCAGGCCACACCATCAAGAACGGAGACGTTCTGCTGATCAACTCAGGTTGGGCGCTCATCACCGACCGTGCTGTGCGCGCTGCGAGTGTAGCGGCCGACAAGTTCTCGCTTGGCGGCATGAACACGAGCAACGTCGAAAAATTCACCGCCGGCGCGGGTATCGGCTCGGTAGTCCCGGTAACCAACTGGGCCCAGATCTCCAAGGTCACGGCCTTCACCTCCTCGGGTGGGGAGCAGCAGTATCTGACCGTGGGCTATCTGGAAGATGACGACGATCGTCAATTCCCGACGAACCGGAACCCGATCACCCTCTCGATCACTGTAGAGGACCAGCCAAGCGCCGCCTATGTCCCCCTTGTGGAAGGCTATGGCGATAGCAAAGAGCTGACAGCGGTGCGGCTGAAGCTGCCAGGCGGTGACCAGATCGTTTATCCCGGCTATGTGAGCATCACCTCCACCCCGACGATGGAGCGGAACAACCTCATGACCCGCACCATCAGCATCGCACTCTCAGGCCGACCAACCCGCTATCTGGCTGGCGCATAAGGACTCCTCATGGCGAAGATCAAGATCGCGCAAAACCCGACATTTACCGCAGTGGTGCAGGTACCCCGCATCGGCGGCGATCCAGTGCCCGTTGGGTTCGAGTTCCGCTACATGGATCGCGTGGCGCTGGCTGGCATGTTCGACCGCTGGAATAAAGCCCGCGATACCTGGGCCGAAAAGGCGAAGAACGACGGCGCAACCTGGGAAGAGGTCACCTCTGGTGAAATCGCCCTCCAGGCCGAACAACTGGGTGAGATCGTCACCGGTTGGGATCTGGAAGACGAGTTCAGCCAAAAGGCGATCCTTGAATTGGTACGCACCTGCACCGGTGCGCCAAAGGCGGTGACCGACGCCTTCCAGGCAGCCTACAGCCCGGCACGCCTGGGAAACTGAGGGCGGCGGCCCGGGCCTGCTATGAGCGTGGCCCGTCTGCCGAGCAATTGGCCGCGCTGGGGCTGACCCTTGACGACATCGAGGAGGAGGTGGTGGAGGTTTGGCCTGATGCGTGGCCAGCCTTCCGTCTATTCGATGCCCTGGGCACGCAGTGGAGGGTGGCTTCGGGCGGCCCGTCCGGCCTGGACTACACCGCCATTCCTGCAACGGCCCCGATGCTCGGCATCAAGCGCCGCGACCTCACAGACATTTTTCCCGATCTCCGCGTCATGGAGGTTGAGGCCTTGGCCGTCATGGCCGAATCGATGGAGTAGATCATGACCACCATTGCCTCTCTCGGTCTTCAGATCGACTCCGGCGATGCTGTCGAGGCCAAGGACAACCTCGACCAGCTTACGGACGCTGGCAAACGCAGCGAGGAATCGGCTGGGCGAACCGGACGCGCCTGGGAGACCGCCCTTGGCAGCTTGCAGGGTGACACCCGACAGATCGTTCAGGAACTACAGGCGCTCAATGCCAAGCAGACTGAGCTGGCGCAGCAGATGGCCACTGTAGGGCGCGCCGTTACCAGCGCTTCCACGGCATTCAGCAGCGCCGCAGCGAACATGGGAGCGTTTCGGACCGAGGTCGCGCAGGCTGGCAAGGTGCAGGAGGCGCTCACCAGTGCCACGGATGCCGGCGCCCAGGCGGGCCGGCGCGCCGCCGAGTCTGCTGACGAGCAGCAGGCCCGGATTCTTGCCGTGGCCAAAGCCTCCCTGGAGGCCAGCCAGTACGTTCAGTCGCTCAATCGTGCGACCGAGCACTCCGCTGAGGTCACCGCCCAGGCGAACGCAGTTCTGTCGGAGAGTGCCAGCCGTCAGGCAGCCATCAACAGCCGGGCCCAGGCCCTCATCGCCACGGAGGAGCGCCAGGCGGAGGCGGCGAAGAAGACCGCCGGCGCGCATCGGGAAGAAGGTCAGGCGCTTGAGGAGCTGTTGGGCAAGATCGACCCGACCGTCGCAGCAATGAGCCGTCTTGACCAAATGGAGCAGAAGCTCAAGGGCTTCCGCACTAGTGGTGCGCTCGATGCGGAGACCTTCGGCGAGTACCAGACGAAGATCGACCAGGCGCGGACCGCATTGGGCGGCG